CCGGCACAGTAGTTTGTGAATGGATTAAAGTTTACGACTAGGAGGTTAGATGGCTAACACTACTTCTGGTACTGCTACATTCGGTAAAACTTTTTCTATCGATGAAATAATAGAAGAAGCTTACGAACGTATTGGCTTACAAAATGTAGCTGGGTATCAACTTAAAACAGCTAAAAGAACCCTAAATCTTTTATTTCAAGAATGGGGAAATAGAGGTATTCACTATTGGGAAATAGCGAGTACAAATATTGATCTTATTGAAGGGCAAGCTGAATATAAATTTTATAGATCCAGTGATGATGGCACGAGTGCCACTTCAACACCTTCTGGTATTTATGGAATGTCAGATGTTCTTGAAGGACAATTAAGGTCTAATAGAACCGCAACAACTCAATCAGATAGTCCAATGACAAAAGTAGATAGATCTACTTATGCAGGTTTTTCAAACAAGCTTTCTAAAGGGACACCAGCTCAATATTGGGTTCAAAGATTTATTGATTATGTAAGTGTCAGTGTTTATCCAACACCAGATTCTACAAATGCGTCTAAAGATATGCATATCTATTATATAAAAAAAATTCAAGATGTTGGAGATTACACAAATGCGAGCGATGTTCCATTTAGATTTTTACCTTGCATGGTATCAGGCTTATCTTTTTATTTAGCACAAAAATATAAACCAGAATTAGTTCAAGCTATGAAATTATATTATGAAGATGAATTAGCAAGAGCATTAGCAGAGGATGGGTCAGCTTCAAGTACACATATTACACCTAAAGCTTACTACCCAGGTACATAATGGCAAAATATGCAACAGGTAAACACGCATTAGCAATTTCTGATAGATCGGGATTGCAATTTCCTTACAAAGAAATGGTGAGAGAATGGAATGGTGCATTTGTTCACTACACAGAATACGAACCTAAACAACCACAGCTGGAACCAAAACCAATTTCTGGTGATGGCATTGCATTAAGACATGTGAGAACTGATCGAACAGAGCCAGAAGTAACTGTAAGAATAGTTGAGGATGGTTTTGAAACTTATGCATCAGGATCTAGAATTCTAAATGTTACTGCTCCTGGACACGGATTAACTAATGGGACTACTTATAGATTTAGAGGTGCCCCAACTACTTCACCAGGAACAGGAACTGCATATAATCCAGTAACAGGGGTTAATGGTACATCTGTTTTCGCATATTCTGATCCACAACCCTTTGATGGAATTACTGGATCAAAAATTGCAAAAGCTGCAGGCTATGCAATTACAACAGGATTATATGTATCAGGAGCAAGAGTAAGCTCAGATTACGCAGTTCAGAATTTTTTTTATTTTACAGTTGATACAGATACTGCTACAAATGGAGGAGTTAAAGGAGGCGGGTATGGTTGTTCAATAGGACCCGTAACAATAGAAGCATGATTAAATTTTTAAAAAAATGGATTTGTAAAATTTTGTACATTAAACAATGTGCGTGTCCAGAAGAAATGGAGCTAACAATTCCAGTGCATGTAGAAAAACCAGAACACTGTGTTATTCACAGTAGATTTAGAAAAAGCTGTTTGCTTTGTCAGGAGATAGTTAAATAATGACAAGAGCTAAAAAAAATGTAAATGAGATGGCTTTACAGCTGGTAAAAGAAGAATTGAAAAGAACAAAAAAAAGATCCTTAACTAAAGGACAACTAAAAAAACTAGAAATAAAATTAAAAAAAATAGGTTATCTTAAAGGTGGGAGGGTAGAGAGAGTATAATGGCTGGATTAAGTTATAGTGGATTAGTTACACAAATTAGAAATTATACAGAAACAGATTCTAATGTTCTAACTACAGATATTTTAGAAAATATTATTTTAAATGCTCAATACAGGATTTTTAGAGATGTTCCAATTGACGCTGAAAGACAACAATCATTAGGAAATCTAGTAGCAGGACAGGAAACTATAAATACACCCGCAGGATGCTTATTTATTAGAGGTATACAAGTTTATAGCACCGCAGGATCTGAAACCACTGGAGCTAATAGATGGCTAGAGAAAAAAGATTATACATATTTACAAGAATACCAAGATGTAACTGGAACATCAGCTGCACAAGGACAACCAAAATATTATGCTATGTATGGAGGAGCTACAGGAAATGCTGCGACTACATCTGGTAGAATAGCTTTTGCTCCGGTTCCTAATACAACTTACAGATTTAGAGTTCATTATAATAAAATGCCAAGTACTTTAGCTTCAGATAATACGAGTAATTATATCAGTCTAAACTTCCCAAATGGCCTTTTATATGCTTGCTTGGTAGAGACATATGGATACTTAAAAGGTCCGATGGACATGTTGACACTATATGAAAATAAGTATAAAGAGGAAGTACAGAAGTTTGCTAACGAGCAAGTTGGTAGAAGACGAAGAGATGACTATACAGATGGTACTGTTCGTATTCCAATAAACTCAGCAAACCCTTAATAGGAGATAAAATATGGCAATTACATCAGCAATTTGTTCAAGTTTCAAACAAGAACTCTTACAAGGAAAACACAATTTTAGTTCTTCTAGTGGGGATACATTTAAAATAGCTTTATTCACTAGTTCTGCATCTTTAGGGGCTGCAACAACTGATTATTCAACTTCAAATGAAATTACAAATACGTCTGGCACAGCTTATACAGCTGGTGGTGCAACACTAACAAATTCTGGTGTGTCTTTATCTTCAACAACAGCTTTTACAGATTTTTCAGATGTATCATTTACTTCTGCTACATTTACGGCAAATGGTGCAATGATATATAATACAACAACTGGGACAGATACATCGACAACTGATGCGGTTGCTATTATAGCATTTGGTGCAGATAAAACAGTTTCATCTGGAACTTTCACAATTCAATTCCCAACAGCGGGAGCTACAACAGCTATCATTAGATTAGCATAAGGAGGTAAATCCTTATGGCATCAATTTGGGGTGGAGACAATCCTTCAGTACCATGGGGCGTTAACACTTGGCAATCTAATACAGTTTCTGTTTCTTTAACAGGTTTTTCTATAACTTCTGAATTAGGAGATGAATCAGCTTTTAACGTTGAAGGTTGGGGAAGACAACAATGGAACAACTCCGGTTGGGGAGTTGAATATTCTGTTGAACCGTCTGGTCAATCAATAACTTCATCACAAGGAACTGCAGAAGGGTCTCCTACTACAATAGCCTCACTTAATGGTTTGTCAACTAACGTTGATGCAACTTATCCTACAGTTTCGAATACTACACCTGTTAGTGTAACAGGATACTCTATAACTTCTTCTTTAGGAACAGCTAATGCAGAAAACTTAGCAGGTTGGGGAAGACAAGCTTGGGGTAATTCAGGTTGGGGTGTTCATTATTCTGTAGAACTATCTGGTCAATCAATAACTTCTTCTTTAGGAACAGCTACTGGTACAGCTATTGAAACAGTAGAATTATCAGGTCAGTCAATAACTTCATCAGTTGGAGATATATCTCCTGCAGATGTTGTAGGAATTTCAACCGCTGGTGTAATAACTTCTACACTAGGAGATTTAGCTAGTGTTGGAACATTAGTTGGTTGGGGAAGAAATGGCTGGGGCGAAGAATCATGGGGCGATTCTGTAAATAAAGTTATTCAACCCACAGGTCTTTCTGTAACTGCAAGTGTTGGATCTACAACTGTTGCAGATATGGTTGTTGGATTAACCGGTCAATCATTTACTGCTTCTGTTGGAGCAATAAGTCCTGCAGATGTTATGGGATTAACTGGTGAAGAATTTGAAGCAAGCGTTGGATCATTAACTGCTGCGGATGTTGTAGGATTAACTGGTCAATCATTTACTGCTTCTGTTGGAGCAATTACACCAACAGATATGGCAATTGGTGTATCAGGTCAGTCAATAACTTCATCACAAGGAACCGCTACAGTTACATCAAACCCTATAGTACTACCTACTGGTCTTTCTACAACTGCTTCTGTTGGAGCAATAAGTCCTGCGGATGTCATGGGATTAACAGGAGTTTCTGCAAGCTTCTCTATTGGAGCGATAGCACCAGCTGATCAAATAATGGGATTAACTGGAATAACAACAACTTCTCATTTAGGAAGTGTTACAACAATTCCAATTTATGGACCTGTTGACACGGGATCAAATACATCTTATAGT